AATCTGGTACAGCTTCAGAGGTGAGAAACGGAGAAACCTGATCAGTCTGTGTCATGATTGTCATGAAGAGGTTCATGGATATCGAAAGCAAAAGAAAAAAGAACCGCTGACAGAGGAAAAATGGTAAAGAAGAATCAAATTGTCAGGATACCCCCGGTCGAAAAAAATCGGGTTTTAATTTGCCACGTAGAGACCGGTGGGTGCTCCCGACAAAAGAAATTTCTCGTGCGCGCGTGACGGAGGGGGTGGTATAAGGGCGAGAAAAACAAGAAAAGAATTATTGCGAGTGGAAATTAAAGAGGACCTTCTTGATCAGCTGGCCCGGAATGGAACCACAGGGAAATATTACATCGACTTGGTCGATAAATATATGGACTTCTGGGACCTGGAGAACGAACTGATCGCAGACATTAAAAAGAGAGGCGCTATCGTTGAATATAATAATGGAGGAGGTCAAAAAGGGCAAAAGAAAAATGACTCGATAGATCAAAGAATTAAGGTCAATGCTCAAATGCTTAAAATACTGGACAGCCTAGGAATTAAGCCGGTTGGCGATGATTCGGGAGATGATGAAGATGAGCTGTAACATACATCCATATATTCAGGAATGGATTGATATAGTTGAGAAAAAGATCTATGCAGTATGCGAAGAGCAGGAGCTACTTGTCGCGCATGTAAAATGGTGTTTTGAGCATGAAGATATTTATATAGATTGTGATCAGTTGGAGAAATATATCGGGATGTCAAAATACTTCCCGTTTGAAGAAATATTTCCCTGGCAGAAGTTTGTGATCGGACTGCACGATTGCACATATTGGAGAGAATCCGGGCTTCCAAGATGGCCGGATTTATTCTGTATGTTGGGGAGAGGAGCGGGAAAAGATGGTACAATTGCGCTCGAATCAGTGTGTTTAATGTCCCCACATAATGGAATCAGAGAGTACGATGTAGATATCTGCGCCAATAATGAGGACCAGGCAATGCGGCCGGTTCATGATGTGATCAATGCATTTGAGCGCCCATCTGTGATAAAGAAATTAAAGAAATTCTTCCGGTGGACGAAGGAACAGGTTTTATGCTTAAAAACAAAGTCTATTATGAAGGGAAGAACAAACAGTCCGAAAGGAAAAGACGGACTTCGTTCTGGAATCTGTATCTTTAATGAGATCCATCAATATGAAGACTATAAGAATATAAACGTCTTTACGACAGGACTTGGTAAGAAGAAACATCCAAGACGTTCTTACTACACGACAAATGGTGATGTGCGGGAAGGACCGCTGGATGATCTGCTGGAAACTTCCGAACAGATATTACGAGGTGGCGAACCGGATAATGGGTTATTACCATTTATCTGTAAACTGAATAAAAAGGAAGATGTGGATAAGGAAGAAAACTGGCCAATGGCAAATCCATCGTTGCCGTATCTGCCAAGTCTTATGGAAGAGATCAGGAAAGAATACAGAGAATGGAAGAAAAATCCGAGAAGACTTCCGGCATTCATGACAAAGCGAATGAATATTCCAGAAAATGCAGAAGAAATGAGTGTGACGGAGTGGGACAATATCAAAGCGACCAACATCTTACTGCCGGATCTGGAAAGATGGAGCTGTGTATGTGGAATTGACTATACAAAATTAACAGATTGGGCTTCCGTAGATCTTCATTTCCGAGATGGAGATGAACGGTTTGATATCAGCCATTCATGGATGTGCCTAAATTCGAAAGACATTCCGAGGATCAAGGCTCCATGGAAAGAGTGGGCGGATTCCGGAAGATTGACGCTTGTAGATGACGTGGAAATACATCCGTCATTGCTTACAAATTATATACAGGAAGCAAAACGCACCTACAATATCAAAGCTTTGGCCTTGGATGATTTTCGTTTCGCATTGATCGGGAAATATCTGCAGGAAATAGGTTTTGATATGAAAGTAAATAAGAATCTGAAGCTGATCCGGCCATCAGACATTATGAAAGTGGCACCTCTGATTGATAGCTGCTTTGTAAATAAATGGTTACGGTGGGGAGATGCTCCAGAATTAAGGTGGGCCACCAATAATGCAAAACTAATCAGGCATGGAAGAAAACCAGGAAAAGAGGATGATGCCGATATGGGAAATTATGTATATGGAAAAATAGAAGGAAAAAGCAGAAAAACAGACCCATTTATGGCATTTGTAGCGGCGATGACTGTGGAAAACGTGCTGCCGCAGAAACGGGCAAAACCAACACCGAAAATACAGGTTTACAGTTATTAAGGGGGTGAACGTAGGAAATTAAGTATTAAAGACTGGTTGATCAAAAAACTTGGAGGCAGCAGTACCACAAGGATCACAGTGGATGACATTATGAAAGATAAAGATGTACAGAGTGCTATGTACGAAGTATATCTGAGAGAGCTGGCTTTCTGGACTTGTGTCAATAAAATTGCAAATGCCATCAGCAAATGCGAATTTAAAACGTATATCAAGAAGAAAGAAGTAAAAGGGCAGGAGTATTATCTTTGGAATTACGAACCAAATCAGAACCAGAATGCAACGTCATTCATGAATAAGCTGATTGGCAAGCTGTATCGGAACAATGAATGCCTTGTAGTAGAAGTAAACAATCACATTTATGTGGCAGACAGTTACAGCAAAGAGGTGCTGGCATTGAAGGAGTACAGATTCAGCGGGATCACATTTGACGGTTACGAATTGTCTGAAACACGGGAAATGTCGGAAGTAATGTTTTTCGAATTAAACTCAGAAAATATGAGGAATCTCACAAATGGGATGTATGAAACGTATTCAAAATTACTGATATATGCGCAGGATGCCTATAAAAAATCAAGAGGAAAAAAAGGAATCCTGAATATTGGAGCAATTGCACAGGAAAGTGAGAATTTCGATGAAACATTCCAGGAGTTGATGAGCACGCATTTTAAGAACTTCTTTGAAAGCGACAGTGCGGTGTTGCCATTGTTTGACGGATACGAATATCAGGATATTTCAGAAAGCGGAAAGACGTATTCTACAGAGTCAACACGAGATATCAAGTCTCTAGCTGATGACATCTTTGAATTTACAGCAAGAGCATTTTCTTTCCCACCGAGTCTGGCCAAAGGAGATGTACAGGATACAGGGAAAGCAATTGATGAACTTCTGACCTTTGTGATAGATCCGCTCATTAAGATGCTGCAGCAGGAGATCAACCGAAAGAGAAACGGATACACAGGATTTAAAGCTGGAAATTATGTGAAGATAGAGACTCTGGCAGTCAAGCATATTGATATTTTTGATATTGCAACTCCAGTAGACAAGCTGATCTCAAGCGGAGCATTTACGATCAATGATATTTTAGAAGTGCTCGGAAAACCGAGAATTGAAGAAGACTGGGCAAACCAGCACTTTATGACGAAAAATTATAGTAAGATTCAAGACCTGCTTTCTGATTTGGCAGGGGAGCGTGTGAAAAATGAAGAAAATTGAAAATAGGGGAGGAGTCCTTTCAGGGTATGTTCCTGATCTCCCCGGAAAGCGCCGAAAGACATGGCGAAATGCTGTGCCTTATTTTGATTCCACAGGTAGGGTGGAAAAATTTTAAAAACCTCTTTACTTTTGTACGTACATATGTTATAACTTATGTACGGGCGAAAGTGAGGTGAAGATAATGTCCCCAAGAACAGGACGTCCAACAGCGAATAAAAAGACAGAGCGTCTTGAAATACGTCTGACACCACAGGAAGCTGAAAAGCTTCAATATTGCGCAGACAAAATGGAGGTAAGCAAGACGGATGTTATAAATCATGGAATTGATTTAGTACAAGCTGAATTGGACAAAAAATAAAACAACCGTCGCACCTACCACAGTATCAACGGTTGTTCACACAAAGAAGTTTCCTTCTGTAAATATTATAATGCAGAATGAAGCTTCTTTCAAGAACGAATTTGAAAGGAGTTTTTATTATTATGAATGATTTAATGAAATCAACAATTACCACAATGGAAGTAGCAGATATGATGGAAATATCACATAATGATATTTTGAGAAAACTGGATGGAAGAAAAGATAGGAAGGGATACATACAGATTATGACTGAGAGCCAAATGGCTGTGAGTGATTATTTTATTCCATCCACATATCGAGACATCAGCGGAAAAGAAAATAAGTGTTATGAAGTCACAAAATTAGGTTGTGATTTTTTGGCAAATAAATCTACTGGAGAAAAGGGCGTTTTATTTACTGCCAGATATGTAAAACGCTTTTATGAGATGGAACATCAGGTAACACAAATACCGATAACAGATAAACCGGGAGAAGTTGCTCGATTGATCAATTCACTTGCAACAATCATGAAAAATAATCAGTCGGCACCAAAAGAAATTGCAGAAAATGCGAAACTTATCTGCGAACAATACGGAATAGAAGTTGTTGAAAACTTTGTGAAGATACCTGAATATGAGCAGATAGGATTCGCTCTTAGTGGTGGAGGGATTGTAAATGGATAAAGGACAGGAATACAAAAAAAGTATTTTAAAAATGCTAGAAAAGACGGAAGACTCTGAGATTTTATGCTTTGTATATACAGTTTTAAAGAATTTATTATCTTAAAACCTGGAAAGAAATTGAATGGTAGAGAAAGAAATGGAAGAATCTACCAAGAAAGCAAAGAGATGGCAGAAGAG